CACCACGGGGGGCGATGGGGTCGGATTCTGTATCACTTTACCCCTTCATATTTTTGTATCAAATTATTTGCTATTCTTTAAGACAGTCGATAGTTCCATTGCCCTATGGGGCGTCTGTGTGGCCCACTTTGAGTCCAGCATTTCGACACTTGCATTACCATAATCACCCTGTCTAATGTAGTTCAAAGTGTTTTCAAACTTACTTACCCCTTTGGTTCCCATCTGGAATACCATTTCAACCATCACTCCATAGGCCTCATTAGGCATATTATTGGGTAAATTAAGGGAATTAGCCCCTTGTATAGCCTTTTCTAAGTCCTGCATGAACAACATTTCTAGTCCTTCTTTGGTGTCAGGTATCTCTTCCCCAGGGAGTATCTTATGTCCGTAGCCAACTGTGCTAAACTTTTCCTGTATTGTCTTGCCAGTAGCATCATTATACTTTAATTCGTAGGGTTTTAGTCTAAATCCTTCGTTTACTTTTATTCTTTCAGCTAATACTTCTCTAACATATTGTTCTCTGTCCATTACATCCATGTCTCCCTTCTAGGTTTTCTGCCAATTGACATCTCCATAAAGTTATCTAGCTCAGCTTGTAACAAATCTTCTTTATGTTGTTGGAAAGACAATATAGCATCTCTGTCCATCCTTTCTACCCAGTAATTAGCAGCAATAGCTAGGGCATCTATTTGGTCATCGTGTCTTAATGCCCCTTTATCTTTAGTTAAACGTGTCATTTGTCTAAATAATTGGTGGTCAGGCTCTAATTTAAAGTCATCTCGTATAAGTCCCTCATCAACAACTAGCTTGTGTGAGTTCATTATAGGCTCCAAAGTGTCTATAATACGCTTTTCTTTCTGTGTATTATGTCTTACTTCTTCAACTTCACAGGGGTGTATACGGGCTAGTACAGGTTTTAACAGCTGTGTAGCCATGCCATCACCAAAGTTACTCTCTATAACTATAGAGTTTACATCTTGTTTCTTAGCTATACGGGCTAGTTTCTCCATAGTTTCCTCTGAATAGCCACCATCTAGTGCACCCACGGCTGTCAAATAGAGTACACCATGGAGCATTTTGAGGACTGCATAGGCTGTTTTGTCGTTACCACGACCACTAGGGTCAATAGACATAGCACATCCTTCAAACTCTGTGTATTCCTCACTGAGGTGCATAGGAGCTACATAGTAGTCTCCCTTTAGTCCCACATTAGGTAAGTCAGAGTCTAATGCTTTTATCTGTTCAGGTCCTGCCGCCCACTGTATATGTGCTGGAGCTTCACTCCATGTAGCACATCCACTGACAACAATCAAGTCATTTAGTTTAAGTGGGTATCTGTTAGCATCAGACATAGTAGTATCCAACATAAACTGTAAGTTGAATCCACTTCGGCCATAAGATGCCAGTCTTTCCATTAAATCTACTTGATTAAATCGCTTTTCATCAGTAGGTTCACCCTCTTTATTGTCTACATCAGCTATAATACTAGCTAATTTATGTCCATATCCTGTCTTTTGTGTAGGAGTTGGGTGTAGTGCAGGCCATATTTTAGTCTTGAATCCCCTTTCTTCGAGCGAGTTATATAAAGACATTTCTGTCTGTGGTGTTCCTAAGAATACAATACGGCCTACTTTAGGTTTTATAATCGCATCAAACTCTTTAACAGTCTCACCTAACCTGTCTCTCATTAGTTGTGTCTGTGAGTTGTTAGCAGACTCTACGTCATCTGCAATAATCAAGTCAGCACGACTACCAGTCAGCTGTCCTGTGATACCCATAGACTTTACAGAAGGTGCATGTGATGCCTTAGCTGGTCCTACATCAAAGCTCACCTTAGAACTTCTTTGGTCCATACGGGGCTGTAAATGCTCTAGCAAGGGCATCTCGGCTATTAGTCTCTGTGTAAATGTACTGAAATCATCAGCCCTACTTTTAGATGCAGAGACAACTAAGATGTTCCTTTGGGGGTTTAGTAATAGTTGATGGCATACAAATGCCGAGGTAATCCATGACTTACCTACACCACGAAAAGCTTGTATTACTAATCTTTTTTCAGTAGATTGTAAGTAATCAGCTATATCGTACTGTACAGGTGTTGGCTGTGGTAAAGTTAAATGTTTCCAGCACAAGTATAAGAAGTTTTTAAAGTTCTTTACTTTACTCGTCATCATGGTCAAATGGTAAATCTTCTAATATGCTTGTCGCTTTTTCCACTATTTCAGGTTGGCTGTAAGTTTTACAGACATCAAGACATACTTTCATTTCAGATGCTGTAAGTTCTTGTCCTGACTTTAGTTTGTGATAAGCGTGCATGACCAGTAAAACAGGTAACTCATCTAAAACCTGCTTTACGGTCTCTTGTTGACTCTCGTCCATTATGCACTCCTTAAGGCCAAGTCGCAGTCTCCTGCATTATTAAACTTAACCGTTTACAGCCACCATAAAAGGTATGAATAAGCTGTGAATATTCCTACTACGTATAGTTTTTGTATGACTGAAAAGCCTGCCCAAGCAGCTTTACCACACTTCCAGAAGTTTTCTTTCAGTGCTTCGCCGATTGCTTCAGCAGCATCCTCAGAAAAATCCTTAAGTTCAGCCTTAATTTTCTTCTTATCTAACATATATACTCCTAGTTTGCTAATGGATTTTTAAACTGGATTACTTGTGATTCTAACACACCTAATCTTTTGTCTAAATTAGCAATCTCTTTTTGCATAGCCTTGATGTTTTTAGTAGATTTAGATTGCTCTAGTTCATCAAGTCTGTTATTAAACACGCCCCAAGCATAGAATCCACCACCAATAGTAGTGACAATACCTACAAGAGCTATGTATTTTTTAAGTGTTTCCATTAAATCCATTATCTGATACCTCTTAGTTGTTCTTGATATTTATACAAAGGGTCATTTGCAAACATTGCTTGGTGTCCTCTAACATCTGTATAAATCTCTTTACTATACTCATCTAAACTACGTAAGTCCTGGTAATCATTACCTAAATATAATGCACGAGTATCGGTGTACTTTTGTTGTGTGTATGTTTGTATATCAGGCTGTGTCTGTGTCATTGCTTGTTGTACTACTTTATTAACGACAGCAAGCTGTGTATTGACATCTTTTATCTTAGTAGCTACCTGTGTATGTACATCTTGTACTGTTATTCCCACACGTTCTGTCTCAGGTTGTTCACCTTCAGGTTCTTTTTGAACTGTTTCCATAACGGTGCCTTGAGACTGTTCAGGTTGTTCTTCCATGAACTCTTCATCCATGGATTGCTCTGATATTGACATCTCTTTATTTGGTTCTTTATCTTCTGGTTCCTGTACATCTTCAACAATTTCTGGACCCCCAAATGCTTGTAAAATTTCTACTTCTTCAAATTCTTCCTCAAACTTGTTTTCCGTAGCTTCTTCAAAGATAATCACTTCTTCTTCATTTTCAAACATAAATGTGTCCAATTTATACTCCTCGATTATATAATCTATTTTATATTCTTCTTTAAAATCATCTTCCCACTCTGTGTCTAACTCTATGGGTTCTGGTTGTGTAAAGTTTTCATAATAGCTTACTGTAAGACTAGGATTTTTCAAATCAGCAGCATTGTGATATGTGCTACCTATTGATTCGTTAAACTCAAATCTAGCTGTTATTTCGTAATCTTGCTGGCTGTTGCCATTAACAATAATAGTATCAGTATAGGTATTATAAATACAACCATTATAATCAATGCAGTCTCCATCGATTTGTCTTTGCTGAGTAATACTAGTCCCATTGTCATCCACCAATGTTTGTTTCATTATAACATTCTGTTCTGTTGTATTCCAAAACCAAATGTCAGCTCCTAATGTAGAACTGAATCCACCATTGATTTCTTCTTTTGTTAAATAGTCATTAAGGTTTATAGATGATTCAACATACTTGCCATCTATACCAGCAATTGTGTCATCACCATGCCTACTTGTTTGGTTTGTTCCTGTCCAAGAACCATCTGTAAAGTTCGGACTTAGTAAGTTGTCTGTTGTCTGGTCGTATGCTTGTACCGCCCATGCTATCAAGAATACAGTTAATAACAAGTAAAAATATTTAATCATCTCCGTACAGGTCTCCGTAGCTAGTATCTATCTTTTTAAATACTGGCTTACCTGAATCTATAATTTTTCTTTTTCTTAATTTTTCTACATACTTATCATAGTCTGGTCTTTCTATATCATACTTTTCCCACTGTGCTTGAGCCTCACCAGCTATCTTGCCTTCGAAAGGGCAAGGTGTGCCAGCATGTTCCATAGCACTAAATACTCTGTCATCTTGGCACAGTATACTAATACTTGCTACTCTCATGTTAAAGTCATATAGTAATTTACTTAGTTTCATTCTCTCACAGTTTTCATCTGTAATGTAACTTCCAGCTGCCACTCCAAATCCAGTAACTTGCATAGAGCCTGATAGCCCTACGATACACAAGTCTTGTGAATAGCTACTCATGCTAGGTGCTATAGCAGACCCTACAG